AGAGATTATATACATAAAAGAAGTAAAAAGGAAGGAAAGTTTCTTCCTGGAATAGAACAAGGAATTAAAGGTTATGGTAATCAGAAGAAGAAAGACAGACTCTTTGAAGGACTACAACCTATGTTTAAAGCGGGAGCTGTTCATTTAAAAAAGGATATGCATGAGTTTATTGGAGAACTATTAGATTTTCCAAAAGGTAGTCATGATGATACTATTGATGCATTTTGGTTATCAACACAATTTGCTAAGGGCAGTAAATCAGCAAGTAAGATTAAACGAGTTAAGAATAATAAAGAAGAGTGGGAAAAGCCAAAAAAGACCTATAATTGGATTACGGGGGCAAGGGGTTGATTATTAATATAAATATGTTATATATTACATAGCATGATAGAATCCGATAAAAAAGCAATTTACACCAAAGAATTATACAATAGGTGGCATGAGGCTCGTAAAGAGTGGGAAGACCATGCTCGTGAAGATATTGATTTTTATTTAGGAAATCACTTCAGTGAAACAGAGGCAGATGAACTTGCATCCAGAAATCAATCAAATATACCATTAGATAGAATATACTCTGCTATTGAGCAGTTTAAAGCTATTATTACATCTAAGCCTCCTAAGTTTTCAGCTATGCCAAGAGAGGATTCTGATAGTGACCTTGCTAGTGTATGGAAAACTATACTTGAATATATTTGGAATATATCAGATGGTAATGAAGTATTTAAGCAAACAATACATGATTACTCAGTAACTGGTCTTGGATATTTTTATGCATATGTAGATAGAGAAGCTGATTATGGTAGAGGTGAAGTTAAATTTACTTATGTAGACCCATTTAGAGTTGTTATTGACCCTAATGCTAGAAGTAGATATTTTGACGATGCTACGGGCATGATGTTATCTACAATATTTACAAAATTTCAATTATTAGATTTATACCCTCAATTAGCTGAAGAGCAAGAGGATGGTAAAATGATGATTGATTTAATAGAAAATTTTAGAGAAGATGAAACATGGCCTTCTCCTATGAATAAAAGAACTGTTGGTACGTTCACTCCTGATTATGTAAAAGATAAGGATACTGGTGAAGGTTCTGAAAAGTATCAATTAATTGAACATTTTTCTAAAGTTAAAGTTCCATACTATAGGATGCTTGATATGCAAACTGGAGAAGAAAGAATCCTAGATGTAAAGAATATGGAAAAGTTTTTAGCTGACCCTAAAGTTACTGATGCAGTAGAAAAAAAACTTATAGATTTTGTAGAAGTACAGCAAACAAGAATTAAACTTATATGTACATTAGGGCAAACAGTATTATATGAATATATATTAAATACGGATAAATATCCTATTGTACCTGTTCCTAATATTTGGACTAATACTCCATATCCAATGAGTGATGTACGAAAGAATAAAGATTTCCAAAGATTTTTAAATAAAACAATGTCATTGATAACATCTCATGCACAAGCATCATCTGGATTAAAATTACTTATACCACAAGGAAGTGTTGATGATATTGAAGAATTAGAAAAAAACTGGGCTAATCCCAATGCAACAATTGAATACGACCCATCTTTTGGTGAACCACATTTCCCATCTCCGCAACCTTTATCTAATTCAGTAATGGAGTTGCCAAAGTTAATTGAAAAGTATATTGATTTAAATATGGGTATATTTGAAATGATGCAAGGAAATTCTGCAGTTGCTCCAAATACATCTTCAGCTACCATGATGTTAGAAGATTTTGGTCAAAGACGTAGTAAATCTAAATTGAGAGACATTGAAGGTTCATTAAGACGACTTGGTCAAGTTATATATAATTTAGCAAAAGAACATTATGATTATAAAAAAGTATTTAGAGTAGCTCAACCAAATAATGATATGAGTGAATATATGGTTAATTTTTATAATGATAAATCTCAAGCAATTAGTGAAATGCAAAACGATTTAACAATAGGCCAATATGATATTAATATCATTGGTAATTCTACTATGCCATCAAATAGATGGGGTGAATGGTCAATATATATGGAAGCTTATCAGGCTGGTTTAATAGACCAAACTGAAGCATTAATGAAGACAGATATATTTGATAAAGAGGGAGTGTTGCAAAGAATGGATATTGTTGCTAAATTACAAGGTCAATTACAGCAGTCACAAGAACAAATTAAAAATTTACAAGGTGATTTACAAACAGCTCACAGAGAGTCAATCTCATCAAGAAAGGCAACTGAAGTTGAGAAATTTAAAACTGAGTTAAAATCACAAGAATCACAATCCAAGTCAGCTAATAAGTTAGCTATTGGAAAACTAGAAAGTGCAGTTAAACTCGAAGCAGAGAAGTTACGTTTACGTAGCCAAGCTCAAGATAAGCAAGAGAAATTGCAAAGAAAAGGAGAGTAAAATGGATAACGCATTAGAAAATAACAATCTTCAAGAAGGTCAAGTTAATGATAATGTAGGGCAAGATGAAGCAACTCAGCAGCAAGAGTCTGGGAGTGATTGGGAGTCACAAGCTAAGTATTTCCAATCAGAGAAAGATAAACTTCAAGCTGAAAACCAAAAGTTAAAACAATATGAGCAAGTTGGACAAATGTTGGAATCAAGACCTGATATAGTAAATACCATTAGTGGTATGGTTCAGGGTGGTCAACCAGCACCAGAAGCACCTATTGAATTATCTAAGGATGAGTTTGACCCTTGGGAAGCCTATAATGACCCATCGTCTAAGTCGTATAAATATCGACAACAAGAGTTACAAGACACTATTAATAAAGCAGTATCAAACCAAGTTGGTGATGTAAAGAAAGAAGTTGGTATGTCTAAACTTCAAACTGAACTTGCTAACAAAGGATTAAATACAGAGCAAATTACCTCTTTTATGGATTTTGCTAGTAAGAATCCTGCAGAATATGGTATTGACGGTGCTATTAATATGTGGCAAGCAGTAACTCAAAAGCCGACTGAAGGTGAAAGTAATACGAATAATCCACTTGATGCAATTCGTCAAAATCAAGCAGTTCCTCAGCAAGCAGGTATTTTAAACGGTGAGCAACCTGTAAAGAAAGATGACAAAGATTCAATGTGGGATTCAATTATGAAAGCTGGAAGTCGAACAAGTGTATTGTAAATTATAAACTAAGGAGAAAATATGGCAACATATAGCGCAGGCAGTTTATCGGCCAATGGTGCGAGAACTCCTGGTGTATCGGCTACAGACTTTCACTCAAGACGATTATTTGATTTTAGTGATAGGATTGCTGAACTTGCACCAGAAGAATCCCCATTTTTCGTATATCTGTCAAAAGTAGGGAAAGTACCTACTTCCGATAGTCAATTTAGATTTTTGGAAGATAGAACTAAAATATCAATTGCTGATAGAGCATTTACTGCTCAAGCTGCATTTACAGCAGCTGCAGTAGGAAGTACTGCAACAGCAACATTTGATACAACTGATTCAACACCAGTATCAGTAGATTGGTTAATACCAGGAATGGTAATATCAGTAGGTACCGTTGATACAGGTACAGCTCAACCAGAATGGTGTACAGTAAGAGTTGAATCTGTTGTAGATTCAGGTGCTTATAGTACAGCTACAGTTAGAACAATTGCAAAAGCTTCGGATGCAGCTTTAACTGTTCCAGATAATGCAAAATGTACTGTTATAGGTACTGCATTTGAAGAAGGAACTGGAGCCCCAGATGTATGGTCACAAAAGCTTGAGAATGATTATGGATATACTCAAATCTTCAAAACAGCTTGTGAAATGTCTAATACAGCTAGAGCAACTGTTTATCGTGGTTATGCTGACGAATGGCAGAGAATATGGAATCTTAAATTAAGAGAACATAAAGTTGATATTGAAAGAGCAATGCTTTTTGGCATGAGAGGTTCAACTAATAGTATACAATATACTGATGGTATCGTTGGACATATTATTGCAAACTCTCAAGCAGAACTTGCAGATGAAGCTCAAGTATCATATAATACTGATAAAGGTTATTTAAAAACAATCACAGCAGCAAATTGGTCTTATGACTCATTATTAAGTGACTTTGAAGTAATCTTTGACCCTGCAAGGGGTGGTAGTTCAGGTAAACTTGCCTTAGCAAGTCTTCCTGTGGTATCTCACTTTAATAAGTTGGGTGGTTTTGTTAGTAGTTCTATTGATGGAACTCCTGGTAATTATAACTTTGAAAAAAGCCAAGGTGCTTTTGGACACAAGGTTATGAAAATAGAAACAATCCATGGTGATTTGTCTATGGTTAAAGAGCCTTTATTTAGAGGGAACTCTGCTGGCTTTTTAGCAATGGTTGATTTAGACCATGTATCTTATAGACCTCTTGTAGGTAATGGAGTAAACAGAGATACATCAATCACTACAAATGTGCAACAAGCGGATGAAGATTTAAGAAAAGATATGATATTGACCGAAGCTGGTCTTGAAGTATCTCTTCCTGAAACTCATGCCTTGATTCACTTACAAGGAGTGTAATCATGAGAAGTGATATATTAAATGTAAATAGTCAACAAACTGGTAACATTAAGAAAAAAGTAGTTAATCTTACTGTTGCTGCAACACTAACTGAAGCTGATAGCGGAAAAGTATTTGCTGTCGACAGTGCTGGTGGTGCTTATGAAATAACTCTTCCAACTTCATTAGAAGATGGAATATATTATAAGTTTGTTGTTTGGGAAGAAACTCCTACTGCTGACGTTACAATCGCTGCTGGTAGTGCAATTATTAGCGGTGTAAATAAAGATGCTGGTGGAGATGCTGCAAATTCAACTGCTGGAACACAGGTGTCAAATGTAATACTTGATACAACTGCTCAGCGTGGCGATTGGGTTTGCTTAACTGCTATTAATGGTGAATGGGCTATGGAAGCTTTTAGCAGCATTAATAATGGTATCCAAACATCATAATCCAAATCAATAAGGATTAATAGTTTTGTAGAACTATGGGGGTTGTCGTATAAAGGACAACTCCCGAATCTACTAAAAAATTTTAATCATAGATAAGAAAGGAAATGGATATGTATCCAGGAGGGAATATAATAGAAGTAACCCCAACATTAACAATTGGTAGTCCTACTGCCTTTGCAGCGGGAGATGTTTTATTTAACTCAGTTGAAATTCCAAATGCAGTTGCGAGTAGAGGTGGGGTATCAAGGCTTGTTGCTGTAACTTGTTATGACCAAGCTGACCAAGGTGTTGATTTTGATTTAATTTTTTCAAAAAATTCTGCAACTTTTGGAACGATTAATGATGTTGTTGACATAACAGATGCTAATGCTGAGGCTGCTAAATTAACAGGTTCTGTTAAGTTCGATTTTAGTAAAGGGTTGATTAATCTTGTTGCTAGTAAATTTATTACTTTAGGAGCTTATAGGGGTGATGTAACAGATACTGGCTTGCCTTTTTTATTAAATGCAGCAGAAGGTTCAACAAGTGTATATTTTGCAGCAATAATACAAGGCACAGCTACTTTTGCAGCAGCAGATGATTTAGATTTTACATTTCATGTTGAATATTTAGGCTAATTTTAATAATTTAAAAATTTATATTAAATTAGGAATAGAATATGAAAAGGACTAGAACATATTACTGTAAAGAATGCAAAGGATGTAAAACATTTACACCTGAAGAAAGATATGTATGTGATTGTGGACATCTATTTGGAACTACAGCAAATATCTCAGATGGTATTAATATGAGAAGAAATAAATGGAGTGGACAAACAAAAGTGGAATTTAGTCAAACAACAATTGATGATGATATAGCAGATAGGAATAGAAGATAATGGCAAATTTTGATGCACAAATACAAGCATTAGCTGGAACAGCAACTCAATCAGAAATGGATGATTGGGCAGCAGATGGAGTAAAAGAAATTATAAACATTCTTCCTGAAGAATTAAAGATAGAATGCGCAACAATTACTTCATTAACCTCTTCTACTCCAATGGATTTAGATGCAACAGGTAAAATATTTCATGTTACTCGTGAAAATGCAAATTCTGGTTATCATATAGGATGTAGAAAAGTTAATCCAATTCATGCAGGTTCAGCTGGTGATTCTACTAGTTTGCATTATGTAACAGCAACTGACCCAATACATTGGATTGAAAGTGATACTGGTGGAGACCCAAAATTATTTGTAAAACCTGACCCAACAGCTAGTCAGCCTGCTAGAGTACATCATGTAACATATCCAACGGTTGATGTATCAGCAGTTTCAGCTATTGTTAATTTTCCAGATGAAGCTGAATATTTAGTTGTGTTATATGTAGCAATAAAAGTATTGCAAAATAAAATGAATGAAATGGTTGCTATATCAGATTTAAGTATAAGTTCAAGTGCTCCAACTATTCCTAATGACCCAAGTATAAGTAGTCCTGGTATATCTACTGTAGCAAAAGCTGATATAAGTGGAAATGCTCCAACATATACAAAGCCTACATTAATTGGTTTAACTTCATTTGAAGATTTTTTTAGCGGAACTGAAGATTTAAATCCATTTGGAGATTCTGACCCTGGGGTTTTTTCGACAAGTACCCCTCCTGGTTTAGGAACTGCAAGTTTTTCTACACCTGGAATATCTACTGTGACAGTTGCTAGTTTTGGTACTGCTCCAGTATATACAGTTCCTGTTGTAGCAAGTGATGGTGGTACAATAGAATTAACAACTATAGTAGCTTTAGATGCTGAAAATACAATAGATGATTTTGATGGAAATGCAATAGAATTTGACCAATGGTTCTCAACAGTAACACATCTTATAGAGGATGAAGAAGATACTGAGCTTGCTACTGCAACATTACAAAAAATACAAACTTATATACAGGCATATTCTCAGGCTATGCAGAATCAATTAAACGTATTTAATGATGCAAATGTTGAATATCAGGCTTCTATTCAAGAAAAACTTAAGGAAGCCGACCTTGCATATCAAGAATCTAAAGAAGAAGCATCTTTATTACTTCAAAAGGAAATTCAAGAATATGATGCGAAGATTAAGGAATATCAAGCAGAAGTAAATACAGATGTTCAAGTATATACTTTAAAATTAGATAGATATAAATCTGAAGTAGGAATTGTTCTTCAGGCTTGGTCGACACAACAAACTCAACAATTAGAAAAAAATAAACTTGAGATACAAAATGAATTAAATGAATTTAATAAAGAAAATGAAATATATAAAGCTAATATACAAGCTGAAATTTTAAAACATCAAACAGATGCAGCTGAAGCTCAAAAAGAAGGAGACTTGACACTGCAAGCAGCAATACAAGATTATTCTCTTGAATTACAAAAATATCAACAAGAATTAGCTTTGTATCAACAAAATGTAAATAAAGAAGTTATTCAATATAAAACTAATTTAGAGCAATATGGGTTAGAATATCAATGGTATCAAGGACAACAAATAAAATTACAACAAGATTATGATAGAGGTATTGCAATGTTAGTATCTCAAGGAGTACCACAGCCTGAAAAAAAAGAAAGGGCTAGATAATGGCAAAAAGCTTAACAGTTAAAAATATTATTGAACAAGTAGAGCGGTTATTTGGAAGACAATCAGAAGCTTATATGATGAGACTTATAAATGATGCTCTTCTTGATATTAATGATAAAAAACAACATTATACAGTATCAGCAAAAAGAGATTTAGTTGGACATGATAGATGGTATACTTTAACCGATGATATGGTTGATATTACAAAAGTTGAAATACTTGATACAAATAGTAGATATGTAATGATACCAAAACTAGCAGACTCTCATAAGTTATTAAGAGGAGATACTGACGCAGGTATTGATGATGCTGATGATTATGAAGCTGATACATTAACGTAGGGAATTTATGGCAACAAACAAAAGAACATATCCAAATACATATTTCGCCTGGTACAATGATGATGATAGACTTGCGATATTAACTCAAGATACAACATCTACATCAGCAGAAAGTACAAAAGAAAAATATGATACTTACCAAGGAAGTGATGTTACTAATGGTATAAGAATAACATTTCATTCAAAATATGAAGAAGTAACCGCAGTAGACAATGATTTAAAAACACATGCTGGATTAGATAGTTCATTACATAACGCTGCATTATGTTATATAAAATCAAGATTGTTTGAAGATATAGGTGATTTGCAAAAAGCTCAATATTTTATGACAATGTATACACAAAAAATTAAGAAACATAAAGGTAGAAGGTCTGGCGTTAGATTTCTATCAGTTCCAAGATTATAGGGGAAATATATGGCAACTAACTGGTCAAAAGAAAGTACAACAAAAGCATCATCTACAGGCTCAACTACTTCGACTTCATTTCAGTTAGATAGTGGAGAATCCTTTTTAGTAAAAAATTCAAGTTCATCAAATATAATGTCTCTTGCTGAATCATCAGGAAATCTTGATGTTACAGGTACAATAAATCTTGGTTCAAGTTCTTATATGACACTTAATAATAATGAGATTGATGTGTCATCAGGTGATTTAACTGTTGATGTTGCTGGTGACATATTATTAGATGCAGCTGGTACTGATATTAAATTTCAAGTTGGTGGAACATCTTATTTAACATGGAATGCAGGTGGAATTTTAAAAATGCTAGAGGCTGGAGATACTAATGATTATTTTCAAATAAATGTAGGTGGTGGTAATGGAGCTACAACTATATCAACTGTTGATGCTGCTGGTACTAACGCAGCTTTAACTTTAGATGTTGACGGAAATATACTTTTTGATACAGCCACTAATGAAATTAATTTAAAAGATAATGGTACTTATTTTGCAAGATTTAAAAATGTTGGAACAAATTTAGAAATTCAATCTGGTGCATCATCAACTACAGCATTAACATTTTCAGGAGCTAATGCAACTTTTGCAGGAAATTTAACTGTATCGGGTGGTATTACTGTTGCTGGAGCTTCAGCATTTGATATTGGAGATTCAGATAAATTATTATTGGGAGATAGTGATGATTTTCAATTATATCATGATGGTTCAAATTCATATATAACAAACTCTACAGGAGCTCTTAAACTTGCAACCGAGTCAAGTGGTATTGCAATTTCTATAGGACATACAACATCCGAGACTACAATCAACGATAACTTAACTGTAACTGGAACAACATCAATTAATGGAGCATCAATTGGAGTTGATTCAGATTCAGTATTGGCTCAATCAACAGGTACTGGTACATCAAATACATTATTTGGTAAGAATGCTGGTGATTCAATTGCTAGTGGCGGTAATTATAATACATTATTTGGAGAAGATGCAGGAACAGCAATATCAACTGGTGATAATAATGTCATGCTTGGATATGGAGCAGGAAAATCTATTACTACAACTACTGGTAATACATATCTAGGATATGCAGCAGGATATTCAGATGCAGCGGGTTCAAATATGATTGGTATTGGAGGTGCTGCTTTATATTCTGTTAATCATACTGATGCTAATGGTACTGTAGCAATTGGAGTTACTGCACTTGAAGATTTAACTTCTGGTGGATATAATGTATCAATTGGACATGCATCAGGGGCAAATCTAACAACAGGAGATTATTCAACTTTTGTTGGATATGAAGCAGGAAAGGGCAATGGCTCAGAACCATTAACAGGTGAATCAAATACATGCATAGGATTTAGAGCAGGATATGATTTAGAAGCAGCAGGTGCAAGAAATACTTTAGTAGGAGCTAATACAGGTGGTAATATAACGACTGGTTTGTATAATGTATGTGTAGGACAAGTAGCTGGGTTAACAATGACAACAACTACTGGAACTGTTCTCTTAGGCTATAATGCAGGCGGTTCAATTGATTCAGCTGATGCTAATTATACTGTTGCAATTGGATATAATTCAATGAGTGATTTAGAAGATGGAGCAAGTAATACAGCTGTTGGTCAAAGTGCTGGTAAATCTATAACAACTGGTGGTTTAAATGTTGCTATTGGAACAGATGCTATGAAAGGAGCAGCAGCAATAACAGGAGGTCAAAATGTAGTTATTGGTGCTGTAGCGGGATATGATATGACTGGAGATTGTGCTTATAATGTATTAATAGGGTCAAGTGCTGGAACTAATTTAACAACTGCAGATTATAATACAATTATTGGAGCTCATGCTGGTCTTACTTTAACAACAGCAGCTAATAATACTTTTATTGGTTATCGAGCTGGAACTTTAACAACAGGAGATAATAATACTTTAATTGGTTATCAAGCTGGAGATGAAATAGCAGCAGGGGTAGAAAATGTAGCTTTAGGTGCTCTTGCATTATCTAATGCAGATAATAATGAATCAAGAAATACAGCAATTGGCTATTTATCTTTACAAGACCTAGATGGAACTACACAATATACTTATAATACAGCGGTTGGTTACGGTTCAGGTAAACAATTAACAAGTGGTGTAAGGAATACTCTTATTGGAGCTAATGCTGGAGATAGTTTAACAACAGCCGATTATCAAACTATGATAGGTTATGAATCTGGTACAACAATGACAACTGGAAGTGGAAATGTTGCAGTTGGTTATCAAAGTTTATCTAGTGTGACAACAAATGGAAGTAATGCAGATGGTAAGCCTCATGGGAATACAGCAGTAGGTTGGCAGGCATTACAAGATATGAATCAGACAGACCAAACAGATATATATGGTTATAATACAGCAATTGGTTATGAAGCAGGTAAAAATCTTACAACAGCAACAACTAATACACATGTAGGTTCTGCTGCAGGTGGAGTTGGGATAATAACTGGAGCTGCAAATACTACTCTTGGATATGGTGCTGGATATGCATTAACAAGCGGAGCAGGTAATACTTTCCTTGGAAGTACAGCGGGAGCAGCTAATACTACAGGAACTAATAATATAGCAATTGGTCATAATTCTTTCTATGCAAATATTGATGGTGACAATAATATAGCGATTGGATATGCAGCTTTATATTCTTTTGAAGCTGATGCAGACGGACATGGGTCAAATATAGCAATAGGTAAAGAGGCAGGACAATTTTGCACAACAGGAACTGACAATACTTTTGTTGGAGCTAATGCTGGTAGAGGAATTACAGGCATAAAATTAACAGGTGATTCAAATGTATGTATTGGATATTCAGCTGGTATTCTATTGCAAGGTGATTCTGACCAAAATGTTCTTATTGGGTATAAAGCAGGAGAGAATATTACAGTTTCTGATTCTAATATTTTTATAGGTGCAAACTCTGGGAATACAACAGTTAATGGACATTCAAATATTATGATAGGGAATAATTGTGAGACTTCGGCCAGTGATTCTAATGCACAATATGTGATTGGTATTAATTTAAATGCTACTGCAAATGATGCAGTATTTATTGGTGACGTTGATGACCATATAAGATGTGATTGGGCAACTGATTCAACTTGGGATAAAGTTTCTGATAAAAGAAAGAAGAATGTATTAGGAGAAAGTCCTCTTGGATTAGATTTTATTAATGATTTAAATACAGTGCAATTTACATTTAAAGCTCCAAGTGAATATCCAGAGGAATGGACATCTTACAATAAAGATAAAAAAGAACCAAGAAATACAGAAGTACAACATGGATTACTTGCGCAGGATGTAAAAAAAGCAATGGATAATGTCGGCATAGATACATTCTCTGGTTGGAGTGAAGACCCTGATGGATGTCAAAGAATTGGTGAATCTGCATTTGTTATACCTCTTATTAAAGCAGTACAAGAATTAAGTAATGAAGTTAATGAACTAAAAGCACAATTAAAGGAGAAATAAATGAGAGTAAAAAATTATTCAACATTAAAAGCAGCAAGTAAAGTCGCTTTTTCAAAAGATGGAGATGTGGTTTCTTTAACTGAAAAGAAATTCAATTCATCAACAGGAGAAGCTTTATCTGATGTGGTTCATGAAGTTGAGTTAAGTCATTATAAAAGTAAAAAATCACATTTAGAATCAGAAAAATCAACTATAGAGGTTGATATAGCAGAACTTGCTAAAATAATAACTGACATAGAAGCTTTATAAATAACAATAAAAAGAGGTAATAAATGACAAATCTGGATGAAAAAATACAGAATCTAAAAAGTCAACAAGAACAAGCAAAGGAAATCTTTGTAAAATGTCAAGGAGCGATTGAACTTCTTGAATCAATGAAGGAAGAGGGTGAAGAAGACAAAGGGGAGGATTCTTCAAAAAAAGAAAAAAAGAAGTAGTTTTTTGAAATAAATTGAGGTTAAGATGGCGAAGTTAGACAAGAATATTGTTAGTAGAGCTATAGTAACTCCCGATAAACATTTTCCTTTACATGACGAAGCTGCAATAAATGTAGTATGTCAAGCAATTGAAATAATAAAACCTGACACTTATATTGATTTAGGTGATACAGGAGAATGGGAATTATTTAGCAAACATTACTGGAAAGATAAAGAGAAGCCACCATTAGAAGTTTTAATACCAATGTTGGATAAAGAGATTGCTCTTGTTAATGAAGGTATGGATATAATTGATGCATCATTAGATAAGGCTAAATGCAAGAAGAGACATTTTATACAAGGTAATCATGAATTATGGTTAGATAACTTTGTAATAAGACATCCTTACTTACCACAATATATGGCTCAAAATGCATTAAAAATTAAACAAAGAGGATATAAGTATCTTAAATATCTATCTAACAAACCATTAAAAATAGGTAAACTTAATTTCATACACGGGAAATATACTCCTATTCATCACGCAAAAAAACATTTAGAAAAAGGCGGTCAAAGTGTTATATACGGACACACTCATGACTTCCAAAGATTTACAGATACTAAATGGGGCGGGACAATAAGCGCTTGGAGTATGGGATGTTTAAAGGATATGTCCTCAGAAGCTAATGAATGGTTACGAGGAAATCTTCATAACTGGAATCATGGCTTTGCCATAGTAGATTGGTTTAAAGGTGGAAATTTTAAAGTAGAGGTAGTAGAAATAATTAATGGAAAAACCTCTTTGTGGGGAAAATTTTTAGATGGTAATAAGTAATGGAGAATAATGGAAAAAGAAACAATAGAACATCTTATAGGCGAATATGGATGGATGATATTAGGAGCATTCTTTTTTCTATTAGGGAAAAGCACCATAGAATCTGCAATAGAAGGGTTGAAAGTAATGGCTGGCAACGACCTCAATGTAGACGATACAATAATTTTAAATGGAAGACCAGCACGTATAACAAGAATATCATTATGGAAAACTACAGTGTTTGTTTATGATGTTGGTTGTCAAGATAACGGTAAGCCATATATAAAAGGTGGAAATAAATTGTCAATACAGAATACTAAATTAAAAGACCATATGATAGAAAAGCCATTACCAATGCTTGACTTGAAAAAATGGGATGATTGTAAGGAGAATAAATGAAGGACACATTAAGAGTTTTATCTACATACCCAGAGATAGGTATAGGAACAAGCTTTTTCTCAACAGCAATAGGCTTTTTAAAGGTTTTAAACCCTATTCTAACGTTTGTATCATTATCGTTAGGTATAATAGTTGGAGTAATGACTTTATATGCTAAATTAAAAAGAAAATAAACATCATGGATTTTTTCATATTAGGCTTTATTGCAGTTTTTTTTGGAGGAATCTATTTTGCAAGAAGCTGGGAATTATTTGACATATATGACAATGAAGATGAAGAATGGGACTAATAGATATGTGGAAAAAACAATTTGAAGATGAGTTGTTAGAGTTGAAATTAAGAATATTAGAACTTGAAAAAAACTCACATCCAAAAAGAAAGTTCGTTGTATGTGATGATTGTAAATGTAAAATAAAGGAGAAGTAAATGGGAGCAATACTTGGAGCTATAGCAACAAAAATGTTAAGTCAAAAAGTAATGATTGCAGTATTAGTTAAATTAGGTGATTGGCTTGTTGGTAGAAGTGAAAATAAACTTGATGATAAGATTTGGGATGAAGTAAAGAAAGCTTTAAATGCCTAAAAAAACTTATGAAATAACAGATTTTAGTGGTGGATTAAACGCTATATCTGACCCAAAGGATATTGAAGATAATCAATTTTCTCAAAATTGGAATGTAATTGTAGATAGACAAGGAGTTTTACGTCTTGCAGGTAGAGGTCAGCATTATATTCCTGCATCCATGTTTAGTAGTGATAATTTTCAAGAAGGCTTTGGGTTATTTCAGTTTAGTGTAGATTATGCTTTTAATGAAATGGACAGTGATTTAAATACTGGTATTGAAACTGGCACTATTGATGTCTATTCAAGTGCATCTTCATTTACCTTAGAAAATACTGCAACTGTTTCAGCTACTGATGATTATTATTTGAATTGGACAATATTCATATATTCTGGAACAGGAGCTGGAGAATCAAGGCTTATAACAGGTTATGATGCAGCTGGAGCTGGTACTGGAGATAGACTTATAACATGTGAAGCTTTTACAACTCTTGATACTAATTCTAAATATATTATATATAGGTGGAAATCAGATGGCACTAACTGGGCTGGTAGTGCTGTAAAAAAAGATTTTATTACAAATGGAACTACTCCTATAGCAGCTATTCCCCCGCATGGTAATGATAATTATTATTTTATATGCAAAAAAACAAGTATAACAGATGAACAGTCTGTTAATTTAGGTTATATTGAATTTGAACCAAATCTTACTTTAAGAGCAGGAGTAGAATATAACTTAGATATAAATATGGCCTTTAAAAATACATGGAAAAATTTAGTATGCAATGGACATGAAGACGGTAATGCAACAAATAATTATGGAGATAAACCTTCTTGGATTGAGTTATATTCTTCTACAGTTACTGATGGAACAAATACAGGATTATCTTTATATGCAAATAATAATTGGGTAACTACTACAGAGCAAGCTGGATATATTTCTTTAGTTGATTCTAATTTTATTGATAATGGAGATTTTACAGCGGGATTAGCAAGTGGATGGGTTAAACATGATATGACTGGAGTTTTAACACCAGCAGAAGAAGAAGCTGCTGGAGATGCATATGGAGAACATGATGGCACCCTAACATTAACAGCTGCTGCTGGATTAGATATGATAAGCGGTAGACCTGAATCTTATATATATCAACAATTATCTCTTGATGATAATACTCCTTATCATTTGAATTTTGTTTATGGTAGTAGTGCTAGTGGTTTACGATATTCTGTTGTAGATGTAACTAATTTAATTGCTACTGGAGTTATAAGTAACGGTATACCATCTGATACAGATACTACTATAGCAGATACTGGAGACGGTTTAACAACAGGAGATAGTCTTGTTTGTGCAGTTGATGGTAACAATGCTTTAGTTGGAACTTTACTAAATAAAAATATTTATAAAAGCGATGGTACCTTTGTTGGTATTTGTACAGCAGTAGGTAGTCCTACAGCTATTACTCTAGGAGGGGGAGTTGCTGTAGCTTTAGAAGCTGATATAGAGTTATATGTTGAAAATGTAATAGTTCCTTGGACTATAGCGACACATACAGGAGGTTTAACTACTTATAAATTTTTAAATTTTGAACCTAATAGCAATAAGAAACCTAGCACTAATTATAAAACTTTCAGAATAGGCAATAATAGTAGTGGAACTGAATCTAATATACAGATTAGATTTGCTCCAGTTGCTGCCAGTACAAATGTTAATATTGCAGGAGTTACTGTACATAAAGCATTTAATGATTTAGTTACAATGTCTCAAAATAACGATGCTCAAAATCCTTTTCTTGGTTCTCCAAATAGTTGGAGTAATTATAAAACTAGTTTTACTATACCTTCTGAATACGCTGATGGTGGTACTAAATCAGACTGGGTTTTTAGGATACACGGAGGTAAGTATGGTAATAGAACAAGTGCTACCATTACTGCAAATAATCAAGAAGTTTATGTAGGAAAAGCAAGTTTACCATCTCAAGTTGGCGATACTATTACTGTTTTAAATGATAATACTGAAACAGAATCAATAATAGGTTTATTTTCAGAGAAAAATCAATCTTGGGATAAAAGTACTTTAAAATGGGAAGGCATTAAAAGTAAACCTGTGTATAATTATATTAATGGGATGTTTAAAGTGTCGGATGCTAATTTTGAAAACAATAATACAAATCAAATATTATATTACAATGACAAGCCTGCAACAAACTCTGATTATACATATGTTACCAATAACTGGCATATAGAAAAAAATCCAATTAATATTCCGCCTTATACTCAAATAAATAGTGTTTCAACAAATCCATATTTAACAACCAAATTTGATGCATGTACATATTTAAATATATTGCATAGTACTGACCATTTTATAGGAAGAGAAAGTGATGTAGTAACAAATTGGAATTCTGATGAATTTGGATTACCTGATGGCACAGGAGCTCCTTATGGCAATGGACATATAGTTAGATATGCTAATGATGCAAATAAAAGTATAGCAATATTAAATACATATCCTTATGGAAGGTCTTTGCCTGACCCTAATTCTACATCAAACCATTCAACAAATCTTGGGTTGGAAATGGGTTCTGCTACTAGTACAGGTATAACTAATAACGATGGACAAAATCCTGTGGTTGCAAGAATCGTAGGTCTTGACACAATAAATACTGATGAAGGTATGTCTCAAAAAATAACAGCTAATTATGTAGCTAAAGTTCAATATTCTATATTATGGGAAATATCTGGGGCAGAACGAGCAAATGATGATTTAGGCATTGAAACGTTAATAGTTCCTTATTTTAAAGTAACAGCTGGAAAAGGTTCACAAACTCCTACTGCTTTTGTAGTAAATTCTACAACTGGCACAATTGGTTCAATAACACATCAACAAGCAGTGACTAAGAATGAAGCTCCATTTTCAGAAATAACTGCTGAAGGTGAGCATGAAAAATTTCATGGTAAAGTTGCAGCAGAATCTGGAGTTAAAGTTTCTGAAGTAGAAGCTGGAACTAAAATTTGGGATGGTGTAGAGGTAGTATCACTTGCTTATGATGTAGGAGCTACTGCAATGCATGGAGAAATGACAGTTTTATTAACAGGGGAGATTAGTTTTGGCCCAACTGAAATAGAAGATGCAGAAGATATTGTATTTAAAATTGAGGAGATGAGTCATACTGAAGGAAACGCATGTAAATTTTTAGGATTAGGAGGTAACCATGGTAATAATAGTACTCTTGTTTA